ATTAAGAAAGCCTTGGCTGATCGTGATGTTGGTCGTCTTGCTGGTATCTTTAAACGCCTGCGTAGGCAAGGTAATTCTACTGAAAGACGGTGAAATGCGGTTACTGGATGACGGTAGCTATGCTGTGTCTGCTATTTGGATGGAAGAACGCTTGCAATTTGAGAACGATATGGTAAAAAGGTTGTCAGAATGCAACGCTAATGACTAATTGGAGGAAAAGATGGTTGCAATAATTATAAAGTTTATAGACAGTAGGTTTGCAGGTAAGAAAACTTACATACTGATGGGATTAGGTATGGGTATGATGGTTTGCCAGATGTTTGGCTACCATAGTTTTTCTGAAGAGGCTTGGGGTATGCTCGGTATAGGTGGTGCTGCCACTTGGAAGATGGGTATCGATAGGGATAAGCCTGATCCAAAATGAACGAGCTAATCATAACGATTATGCTGGTAATACCTGCACCCGATAAGATGGTTAATTGGTCTGTAAATGAGGTTCCAACTCAGATACAGCTAATACATGAGTCTGGATTAGAGGTGAGTTATAACTCTAACCCAGTATCTTGTTCGTTTAGACCAAGACATCGCAAGGAAATGGTATTTAGATCCCCTAATAATCGTTGTTATTCAGTATACGATTTGAGTAGTCCGAGGTTTGTCAGACATCCGTTCTTTTGGCATAACATCCAGCTACCTAAACCACAACATGATATGGTAAAGCCAGATGGAAAACGATAATAAGTTGCAAAGGTTTGTTAAAGGTGGTATAGGAGGGCCGGGAAGGCCTAAAAACGTCATTAACAGGAACCGTATGGTAGGCGAGGTTCTAAACAAACTTAATTTTGAACCCTTAAAGGAGGCTGTGTCCATCTTTAGGGACATAGATACCCCAGTTAAGGTTAAAACTGACATAGTATTAAAGATAATGCGTCTTGTTTATCCAGAAGTTAAACAAGTTCAAGTGGAAAGTCATAGTGTAGCGAATGCTATGAACCCGATTGCTGAAGCGATGTTGCAAATTCAAGATAAAAAATCAGGGTTTGACTACAATTCGAGGGTTGTGAGTGACAAAAAAGACGCAGACGAACCTAGTACAGCTAATTAAGAGCCGTACTTGGCGATTAAACAATCTATACCACATAAGACCCAAGGAAGGGAGTTCTTTAATACCCTTTCGCTTGAATTGGTCACAGCAAGAACTCTATAATAATATATGGAATAGGGTTGTTGTGCTTAAAGCACGTCAATTAGGGGTTACAACCTTCTTTGCGGTTCTTTTTTTAGATGATTGCCTTTTTAATCCTAATAGGGAAGCAGGTATTATCGCTGATACGAGGGAAAATGCCGAAGAAATCTTTCGTACCAAGGTTAAAGACGTATGGGAGAACGTGGCTAAAGATATTCCTGCCTTAAGAGAGCTAATACAAGATACAATTACACTAGAAAGTGAGCAAGGTAAGCGTTTGATCTTTAGTAATGGATCAGCGTTTCGTGTTTCCACTTCAATGAGATCAGGTACACTCTCTCAATTACTGATTACAGAGTATGGTAAGATTTGTGCTAAAGAACCAGAGAAAGCAAGAGAGGTAAGAACGGGTAGTATAGAAACTCTACCTAGAGATGCCTTGCTTGCCATCGAATCTACGGCTATGGGGAATGAAGGTGACTTCTTTACCAAGTGTCGTGACGCTGAACTTGCAGGTATATCACAAAAAGAACTCACTACGATGGATTATCGGTTCTTTTTCTTCCCTTGGTACAAGGAAAAAGCCTATAAGTTGGAAACAACTGCACAATTAGCACCAGATGTAGTCGATTACTTTAAAAAACAAGAGGAAGAGTTAGGATGTACGTTTACAAAGGCACAACAATCATGGTATGCTAAGAAGGTCGCAGAACTAGGCGATGATGTCAAGCGTGAATATCCTACTACTGCGAAAGAAGCATTTGAACAAAGTATTGAAGGAGCTTATCTATCCCGTCACCTACAATTAGCTTATAAAGATCAACGTGTCACAACAGTACCCTATATTAGAAGTTTAGGGGTGAACACTTGTTGGGATTTAGGTATCAATGATACCACTTGTATTTGGTTTTTCCAAGTACACCGTGACACGATTAGATTTATAGATTACTATGAGAACTCAGATGAAGGGTTGACTCATTATATTAATCTATTAAAAACAAAAGATTACAGCTATGGTAAACATCTAGCACCCCATGATATTGAGGTGAGGGATTTTACAATAGGAAAGACTAGGAAAGAGTTTGCAAGGGAGCAAGGGTTGATATTTGAAACTGTACCAAGACCTGCTGATGTGATGGATAAGATTGAAAGCGTCAGAAATTTGTTTTCCCAGTTCTACTTCGATGAGAATAAATGCAGTAGAGGCTTGACTTGTTTGAAGAATTACCGTAAAGAATGGGATGATAAGAACGGTTGTTACAAGAATAGACCGTTGCATAATTGGGCTTCTCATGGATTTGATGCTTTGTCAACTGGTTCTTTAGGATTTGAGGCAGGATTTTTGACAGTAAAAGAAATGCAAACAAGTGCGGTAGCAGAATATGATGTTTTTTAATCAGGAGATAAACTATGGGCAGTAAAGGATCAATGCCTGCGATGCCTGCACCAGTAATGATGCCAGCACCTAGGGAAGCAGACTACCTGCCTCCTAAGACAGACTTACCAGAACCAGAAGTAGTGACGCAAGCAAAGCTAGATGATGAGAAGCGTAAGAAGATGCAAAGATTAGCGTCTACGGATACCAGAGAAAACACTATTATGAATGAAGGTGGTGGTTTAGGAATAGGAACTGTGGATGAAGACGAGCTAAATAGTCCTAGCTTGTTTTATAAAAAGAAAGTTGTTGGTAATAAATCTAACGAAGGATTGTTATCAGGTTGAAAAAGTCAACTCATAGTACTGTTAGATTGGCAGAGCTTGAAGATACAAGCGAGTTAGTGGAGCGTACTATAGAAGCTAACGAAGAAAGTAACTATGGACTTGCTTACAATAATGAAAATGCGTTTAAGTATCTCTACAATTATATCAAGTACGAAGATTCTGATATTTTAGTCGCTGAGAAAGATGATGAAATAATAGGGTTTGTTATGATGGGTAAAAGTTTTGAGTTCCATGATAAGCCATTTGGCTACATAGGTAAGTTCTGGGTGTTTGCTTCTGGCAGAAGAACGGATGCAGGTAGAAATTTAATATCCAACGCATTAAAATGGTCTAAAGAACAAGGGTGTTCCCATGTATTCGTTACGGCTACTGCGGAACTACTAGAGAAAGAACAACAACTGTTTATTAATTTAATGAAGAAGTCTGGGTTGGTAGAACGTGGCCCTGTTTTATCGTTAAAGATTAAATGAATAATGGCAGAAGCGGAGAACAAGGCGTATGGAGAAACGCAAGAGTTGTTCCAGTATTTCGTGGAAGGCTAAAGCATAAGAAAGAAAAGCCCAAGATAGCGTTTGCTAGAATTTTAAGGGGAATAATGAGGAAAAATAAAATTAAAACTAGGAATGTGCCACCTTGTACCTTTGAGGAATATGAAAAAGTTTATAACAAATTTTGGGCAGAGAAAAAATCTGTTACCCCTGACGATATTAACTTTATGGTTAGGTTAATCGAAGAAAGAACAACTAATAGGATGGAATAAAGTTATGAGTAAATTTAAAGCAATATTTGGAGGGGGTGGACGATCTTCACCAGTAATTGATTACGCTGCAATACAGAGACAACAGGATGCAGAACGAAAACGATTACAAGATATAAGAGATGAGGAATATCGTGTTAGTGGTATATCAGATTACATAGACTATATGTATGACAATCCAGAGAATGTTAGTAGACGTTCTGCTACAGGTTCTTTCTATACGGCTATTAGCGAAGGTAAAGTACCCAACGAAGCACTTTCTGGTTATCGAACTGATAAAAGTATTGGAGTTAAAGACGTTAAAGAGAACACAGCTAAGTATTTTACAAATAGAGCAGCCGTACCATCCATTAAAAAGGGACGTATTAAGTTAGGGAAAAAAGCTATAACAAGACCAGAAGGAGTCTTGGGTGGTGGCGATGATGCAGAGAAGAAAAATCTACTAGGAGCGTAAGATGGCATATAGTTACTCCGTTAAAGATATTATCAGACGGTATGAAGTCTTAAAAGGAGATCGGATGCTATGGGAACCGTTCTTTCGTGATGTAAGAGATTATATAAGACCCCGTAAGCAAGGCGTAGACAGTTCTACTACGATTAGTGGAGAACGTCACACCAATAAATTATTTGATTCTTCTGCACCAGAGGCAAGTCGTCTAATGGCTATGTCTATGCAGAATGCTCTTGTTCCGCAATCCGTAGTTTGGTTTGGGTTAGGTATACCTGCTGGTCATCAACTTTCACAGTTAAATAGAGATCCTGCTGTTAAGCGTTGGTTTCATGATGTAACTCAAAAAATGTTTTTCAGTATGCACGAAAGTAATTTTTATACTGCTATTGGAGAAGCATTTTTAGATTTTACATCTTTTGGTACGATCAATCTTTTATTAGAAGAGGATGATTCTTATAGCGAAAATTTTGGTGGATTAGTTTTCACCTCCATACCTACTGGGCAGTTTTGTTTTGCTGAAGATAAAAGAGGACAGCCTGATACGGTATTTTGGGAATACACATTTACCGCACGTCAAGCCAAGCAGATGTTTGGAATGCGTAAACTACCCGACAAGGTGAAAAAGGCTTGTAAAGATCAGCCTGATGAAAAGTTTACATTTGTACGTGTGTTGCTACCAAGGGCTGATTATAAATCAGGTTCGCAAGACGCTCTTCAAAAGCGTTTTGCATCCCTTGATATTCATTTAGATTCAAAGACAATGGTTAGGGAGAGTGGTTTTGATGAACTCCCTTACGTTATTGGAAGATTTGAAAAATCATCAGGAGAGTTATGGGGTAGAAGTCCTGCCGATATAGCGATGCCTGACATTAAAACTATAAATAAGATTAGGGAGTTGGAGTTAAAAGGATTGGCAACGGCAGTACACCCACCTTTGATTGCTCCAGACCAAGGTATTATTGGTACATTCCGTATGACTCCTTCCGCTATTAACTATTCCAGAGAACCCGAAAGATTTAAATTTTTACGATTTGAAGGTAGATTTGATTTATCATCCCTTAAAGCTGACGAACTTAAAAAATCTATTCGGGGCATATTCCTAGCAGATCAGTTGGTATTACCAGAAAAACTCAACATGACTGCTGAAGAAGTGGCTACTGTTAGAGAACAGATACAGAAGCTACTTGGCCCAACTGTAGCACGGTTTGAAAGTGAAGTTTTAACACCATTGATTTTGCGTAGTTTTGGGTTGATGAACAGGGCAGGTATACTACCACCACCCCCACCTGTATTACAAGAGTTAGACGAAATAGAGGTATCTTATGTTGGACAACTGGCGAAGAACCAGAAGATACAAGACGTTACAAGTATCCAGAGATGGCTTGGCGTTGCTGCCAATATGGCATCGTTTTCGCCTGATGTTCTTGACCTTATTAATATGGATGAAGCGTTGCAAATTATTGGTGAGAGAATGGCAGTACCGAATGAAATCATGCGTTCTGAAGAAGAAATAGCACAATTACGACAACAACGACAACAACAAATGCAAATGCAGGAACAACTTGCACAGGCATCACAGGTAGCTGAAGGTGCAGGAAAAGCTGCCCCAATGGTTAAAGCACTAGGAGGTGCGGATGCGTTCCCAGTACAATAAAGAACTAGAGGAAATACAAGAAGCAATAGTGAAAACCTTTTCTGGAGTTCATGGCGAAAAAGTTTTACAGTTTTTAGAGGATATGTATCAAAACCAAGTTTCAGCAGTTCCAGACGATCCTTACTCAACTTATTTTAATGAGGGTGGACGTGGGCTTGTAATTGGGATTAAGCAACAAATAAAATCTTATAAGGATTCAAAACAGCAAGACTTAAAAACACATTACTAAAGTGGATGAATGGAATTTTGATTGTAATAAATGTGGAGCGTGTTGTAAAGCCATTGGTTGTCCTGACTTAACAGAAGATAATATGTGTTCTATTTATGATAAGCGACCCTTTCTATGTGACACTAAAAAGATGTTTGATGCAGTACACAGTAAGACTATGACAAAGCAAGAGTATTTTAATAAGGCAAAAATTGCCTGTAATCAACTAAAGGAGTTGTTATGACTGAAGAGACCGTGACAAGCGATAATCTCATCACAGAAGAACCAGTAACGCCAGAAGATAATTCTTGGCAAGCACGTTATTTACCTGATGATCTTAAGGAAAACGCCACTCTACAGAAGTTTAAGGATGTGGGTGGACTAAGTAGTTCCTACCTCTCCATGCAGGAGATGTTGGGTTCTAGGGTTAAAGTGCCTACAGAAGAATCTTCTGACGAAGAACGTAGCGATTTTTATAATAAGCTAGGTCGTCCAGAAGCTCCAGATAAGTATGAATTACAGATTGATGAACGGTTCTCTCAAAATCCATCAGACCAGCAAAAGATACAGGAGTTTAGAGAACAGGCATTTAAACAAGGTTTTACTAATACACAGGCACAGAAAGCAGTTGACTTTTACACAGATATGATAAACGGTTCGATAATAGATCAAGATGCTGTTATGGGACAAGCCCGTATAACTGCTGAAACCGCTCTAAAGAAAGAATGGGGGCCAACGCAGTATGACAAGAATCTTGCATTATCAAGACGTGCTTTCAATCGTTTTGCAGATGATGATTTAAAAAAGTTTGTGAACGAGAACGGTATCTCTAATAATATTGGTATGATTAAGTTTTTACATAAAATTGGTACGGCATTCAATGAACCAGAGATGGCAGGTATGGGAAAAGACTCTGGTTCTGTGGATTCTGATTCCGCTAGAATTGAAATAGATGCTATGATGAAAGATTCAAAGCATAAATATCACGAAGCATTATTCGACCCTAAAGATGTAAAGCATGAAGAAGCAATTAATTATAGGGATCACCTCTACGATGTGGTATACAGAGGCGAGGAATAATGGG